CATTAAACAGGCTCACGCTGCGGCAATAGAATCTTATATAGATAGATACGTCGGATTAAAAGAAGATGGAAATTATGGTGATATGTACTTTACTGACACCTTAAATGATTGGGCCGGTTTTGATATAAATAATAGAACAAAGTTTGATGCAGCTATTAGTTCAGGACTAGCGGCAATGGCTTGCAACAAAAACTTGTATAGGCCAGTAGGAGAAGTTAATAAACAAAAGTTAAATTTAAAAATCGTTAAGTATAAACAAGACGGTTCAACATCGAAAATAATAAAATAAGTATGGCTGATTCAGTTGTAAAAGGTTTTTTTCCTAGTCAAGTTGCTAGTGATGCTGAAAAAATTTCAACAGAGTATGGGTTGAAAGTTGGTAGGGCTATTCAAGACGAATGGTTTAAAACGGATAGAGGTAATTCAAGATATGAAAGTAATCAAAATACATTTCATAGATTAAGACTATACTCTAGAGGGGAACAATCTATACAAAAATATAAAGACGAATTATCTATAAATGGTGATTTATCTTATTTAAACTTAGATTGGAAACCCGTGCCAATTATACCTAAGTTTGTAGACATAGTTGTTAACGGAATGTCAGAAAGAACGTTTGATATAAAAGCCTATTCTCAAGACCCTTATGGAGTTAGTAAGCGAACAGATTACATGGAGTCTATTATTAGGGACATGCAAACTAAAGAGCTTAACGAATTTGCTAAAGACAATTTTGGCCTTAATTTATTTGAAAATAGCCCTGAAACGCTACCTGATTCAAAAGAAGAGCTAGAGCTGCATATGCAACTAAGTTATAAACAAGCGGTTGAGATAGCGGAAGAGCAAGCAATTCAAACTTTGCTTGACGGTAATAGATACGATCTTACTAAAAAGAGAGTAAATTATGATTTAACTACTATTGGCATTGGAGCTGTAAAAAATACTTTTACAAAGTCAGAGGGTGTTAAAGTTGAGTATGTTGATCCAGCTAATTTGGTTTACTCTTATTCAGATTCGCCTTATTTTGATGACATATACTATGTAGGCGAAGTAAAAAACGTTACTATTAATGAACTTAAAAAACAATTTCCAAATTTAACAGAGGATCAGCTGAATAGAATATCAAAAACAGCATATCAAAATAACGGATTCTACGATCGATCATTAACAAATTACGATGAAACCGATGCTAATACAGTTCAGATTCTGTATTTTAACTTTAAAACTTATATGAATGAAGTATATAAGGTTAAAGAAACAGGAACAGGAGCTAGTAAAATTTTATTAAGAGACGATCAGTTTGATCCACCAGTTGAAATGTTAGAGGAGCAATTTGGAAAAATGTCAAGATCCCTTGAAGTGTTATACGAGGGGGTTTTAGTTTTAGGAACGGATATGTTGCTAAAATGGGAAATGGCAAAGAATATGATGCGCCCTAAGAGTGATTATACTAAGGTTAAAATGAATTACAGTATTGTAGCTCCTAGAATGTATAAAGGCAGAATCGAATCTTTAGTAAGCCGTATAACTGGTTTTGCAGATATGATTCAACTAACACACTTAAAGCTTCAGCAAGTTTTATCGAGAATGGTTCCAGATGGAGTTTATCTTGATGCAGATGGTCTAGCAGAAATTGATTTAGGTAACGGTACAAATTATAATCCACAAGAAGCCTTGAATATGTTTTTTCAAACAGGTTCGGTTATAGGAAGATCATTTACTCAAGAGGGCAATATGAATCCTGGTAAAGTTCCGATTCAAGAAATTACAAGTGGCTCTGGAGGAAATAAGATGGGAGCTTTAATACAAACGTATAATTATTATTTACAGATGATAAGAGATACGACTGGATTAAATGAAGCTAGAGACGGATCAACTCCTGATGCGAAGGCATTGGTTGGCATACAGAAAATTGCCGCAGCTAATTCTAACACTGCTACAAGACATATATTGCAAGGAGGTTTATTTTTAACAGCTGAAACAGCGGAATGCTTATCATTAAGGATTTCTGATATATTAGAGTATTCTCCAACGAGAGAAGCATTCATTCAAAAAATAGGAGGCCACAATGTAGCAACCCTGGAGGAAATGGGTGAATTGCATTTATATGACTTTGGTATATTTATAGAGCTTACTCCGGATGATGAAGAAAAGCAAATGTTAGAAAACAACATACAAACAGCTTTGTCTGCAGGGTTGATTGATTTAGAAGACGCTATTGACATTAGGGAAATTAAAAATTTAAAGCTAGCTAACCAACTGCTAAAGCTAAGAAGAAAGCAAAAAGCTGACAAAGATCAAATTAGAACACAACAAAATATACAGGCTCAAGCTCAGGCAAACGCTCAAGCTCAACAGGTAGCAGCTCAAGCTGAAATACAAAAAAACCAAGTTATTACGCAGCAAAAAGCACAACTATTGCAGATGGAAGCTCAGATTGATTCTCAAAAAATGCAACAAGAGATACAAGCTAAAATCCAATTAATGCAAGTAGAATTTCAATATAACATGCAACTCCGTGGGATAGACGCTGAAGCAGCAAAGAAAAGTGATATAGAAAGAGAAGACAGAAAGGACCAAAGAATCCAAATGCAAGGAACGCAACAGAGTGAATTAATTGAGCAAAGAAGTAATAACACCCCTCCCAAAAATTTTGAGTCATCAGGCAATGACATATTAGGAGGAGGATTTGACTTAGGTTCCTTTGAGCCTAGGTAATAATAGTAATAACAATTATATAATATCTTATCATGACAGAACAAGAAGAAGGATTACCTTTAGCGGAAGTGCAACCAGCACCGGAAGTTGAAGTACAAGCAGAGGCCGCTCCGGAGGAAACCGGACCAGTGGCTACAAAAGATGAAGACGGTACATTTAAATTAGACCTAACTGGTGCTAACGAAAAACCCGCAGAATTAGTTGAACCCGAGGTTGCAGAAGTAATTGAGCCTGTGGCAGAAGTTGCAGCGCCTGAAGAATTTCAAGCTTTAGAAGAAATAACTGATGAAGAAGTTTTGGAAATAGTAGAAGACCTACAAGAAGGTATTCAAGAAGCTATTGAAGAGCAAAAAGAATCTGGTATTGAATTACCGGAAAACATTCAGAAGGTAGTTGAATTTATAAATGATACAGGCGGAAGCTTGGAAGATTACGTAAAACTTAATACAGATTACTCTTCTTTAAATGAAACTCAATTACTTAAAGAATATTATGAATCAAGCAGGCCTCATTTAGACAGCGAAGAAATTGATTTCTTAATGGAAGATAATTTTTCATATGACGAAGAATTAGACGATGAAAGAGATGTAAGAAAGAAAAAGATAGCTCACAAAGAAGAGTTAGCTAAGGCTAAAAGTCATTTAGATGGACTAAAGTCTACATATTACGAAGAGATTAAAGCTGGATCAAAATTAAATCCAGAACAACAAAAAGCGGTTACGTTCTTTGACCGATATAATAAAGAGCAAGAGCAAACAACTAAATTAGCTGAAAAACAAAAATCATCATTTATTAAAAAGACTGATGCTGTATTTTCCGAAGAATTCAAAGGTTTTGAATACAACGTGGGAGATAAGAGGTATCGTTTTAATGTAAAAAATGCTGACCAGGTTAAAAGTAACCAAAGCGACATCAACAACTTTGTTAAGAAGTTTCTTAACGACAAGAATGAAATTGGAGACGCAAAAGGTTATCACAAATCGTTATTTACAGCTATGAATCCAGACACTGTAGCACAACACTTTTATGAGCAAGGCAAAGCCGATGCAATGAAAGAAAGTATGGCTAGAACTAAGAACGTTGATATGAAGCCGAGAGGGGTTCATGAAAAAGTTACCGCTTCTAACGGATGGTCAGTAAAAGCAGTTAACGGTGAAGATGTTTCTCAATTTAAAGTAAAAATTAGAAAATAACAAATTTAAAATTTAAAAATTATGAGTTTTGCAACATCGCCAAGTACATTGGCAAACTTAAGTCACTTAACTCCACGTCCTGTAAAAGGATTGTTTGGTGACAATTACCTGTCTATTGCAGGAAATGACTTTAACTTTACAAAACAATTCTTACCAGAAGTGTACGAAAAAGAAGTAGAGCGTTACGGAAACCGTACGATCTCTGGATTTTTACGTATGGTAGGAGCTGAGATGCCTATGGCTTCTGATACAGTAACTTGGTCAGAGCAAGGAAGATTACACATTGCATTTGACGACGGTGTTATTGTTAACCCAAGTGTTAATGAATTAACTTTACCTGAAGCTGAAGCTGGATTGCTTAGAGCTTTAGGAGGACAAACTATAGCGCTTTCTACTGGATATAAAACAGTAAAAGCTTATATCGTATCTGTCGCCGCCGCTGCTGGTGGAAACCAAATTGTAACTGTTGCTCCTTATTCAGGCGCAGATTTAACTGAACTAGGTACTGCTGGCGTTCAAATTGATAATGTAAAAGTATTTATTTACGGATCTGAGTATGCTAAAGGTTCTGGCGGAGCTGGAGCTGCACAAGCAGGTAACTCTGTAGATGCATCATTTACGCCGTTTTCAAACAAGCCAATCATTTTAAGAGATCGTTATACCGTAAATGGTTCTGACGTTGCTCAAATTGGATGGGTTGAAGTAACTACTGAAGCTGGAACTGGAGGATACTTATGGTACCTAAAGTCTGAGCACGAAGCTAGACTACGTTTTGAAGATCAATTAGAAATGTCTATGATTGAAGCTGAAAAAGCTGCAGCTGGATCTGCCGCTATCACTCCAGTAGCTGGAACTCCTCTTGGAGCTAACGCTGGATCTGAAGGTTTATTTGCTGCTGTAGAAACTAGAGGTTTAATTTATAACGACGCAAACTTTGACGGCACAGCTGCTGGAGAAGGCATTGCTGAATTTGATGCTATCTTAAGTGAGCTTGATAAGCAAGGAGCTATTGAAGAGAACATGCTTTTCTTAAATCGTTCAACTGCTTTATCAATTGACAACATGATCGCACAGCAAAATTCTTATGGAGCAGGCGGAACATCTTACGGTGTATTCGAAAACTCTGAAGATATGGCGCTTAACTTAGGATTCTCTGGATTCCGTCGTGGATCTTACGATTTCTATAAGACTGACTGGAAATACTTAAACGATTCTACTACTCGTGGACTTACACAAGATGTAGATGGTATTATTGTTCCAGCTGGAGTATCTACTGTTTACGATCAGCAATTAGGTTCTAACATCTCAAGACCTTTCTTACATATCCGTTACCGAGCTTCAGAAGCTGATGACAGACGTATGAAATCTTGGGTTACTGGTTCTGTTGGTGGAAACTTTACATCTGATGTTGATGAAATGAATGTACATTTCTTATCTGAAAGATGTTTATGTGTTCAAGCTGCTAACAACTTTGTAATGTTGAAATCAACGCAAGCATAGTAAATTACTGTAATTTTTACCCTCGTTGTATTAGCGGGGGTAACTATTACTTTTTATCAATTATTTAATTATATTATAT